TGTCCATCTCCAGTTTGCGAAGGCGACCATTCAAATCAGCGCGATACATGTGTACCTCTTGGCGCAACTTCTCAACAGCGTCATACAATCGGTCAACGTCAGAGGTCGTCATTACCGCAACCCTAGAATGTCGCGCGGGTTGCCATGTTCAACGCCAATGTGCAAGTGTCCAACACCGTTAGCGTCGCCACTATACCCGATGACTTGGCCCTTCTTGACGCGCGTACCAACAGCCATGCCAGCGGCCATTTTGGACAGGTGGGTATAGAACCACTCGTTGTCTGCCGTGCCAAGGTGGACTTGTATCCCCTTAAGTGCAGACTCACCACTCTGGTTCTTATAAATCTTCCCAATCGTTCCGTCCTGTGTAGCAAGGATCGGCGTACCGATTTTGGCGCTGATGTCAACAGCGTTGTCGGACTCCCAGTTGCCACGAGTATGCGTACCAGATCCGGGAGTCCCAATGATCGCACCCTTAAGTGCAACGGGGTATCCTCCGATGTTGTACACGCGACCGTCCGCCGAGCCACCAAACTGAATAGCCCCAGACTTAATGTCGGCCTTACTAATCGGGACAGGAGGCGACGAGGAAATTGGACTCAAAGCACTGCTGCTATTTCTATCTGGCATTGCAATGTTTAACTTGCTTTTCTTCGCAAGGGTAGGAGCGATGTCAGAAAAGTAAGACTGTCTTCCGCTAGATAATGCCATTACTTTTCTTTCTTCTTTGAATCTTTAAAAGCCTGTATCTGAGACTTCTCACGACCCTTAATCTGCCGCCTCTTAACGGGACCAGAGACGGGGGTTCGGATAACACTTATACCAGTAAGCCCACCGAGCGCCGCCTCTGCGATACCACGGAATCCTCCGAGTCCCGGAACGCCTCGTGGCGTAAGAGCATAATCCTCTCCGGGCTTTTTCTGTTGCACTTCAGGGAAACCCTGCGCAGCAGAATACAGAACGCTTCCCGATGGGGATAGTGTTCGTTGCAGCAAAGCGAGGGGAGCAATGGATCGTTCTAATTGTGCCATCGACGCTTCGATGCCACCGGGGGCAAGGATATTGGGGATGCGTTCGCCGTTCGCGCTTAACATTGGGCGGAAGTCTCCGGTCACCCCAGATGCAACAAGGGGTGCCGTAATTAAAGGAGTAGTAGAAGAGAAAATATAATCAACTAGAGGAGCAGACGACTCGCCCGCCCCGATTCCGCCGAACCCGGAGAACGGCAACACGCCAGAACGAAGACCAACCGCATACTCATTCCCACCCACCATCTCTGTACCAACACGCATTGCGTCACTGTAATAAGAATCCATCAAGCCCGACTCGCGCTGCTCATCCCCAGAGATACGCGCAAGAGTATTAAGGAAGATAGTTCGCCCCGGATAGTTAACCGGCATCGTCCAGAAGTACAACTTAATGATATGCGCATACCAATGATAGAAAGGAATTACGCTAGTAATTTTTCTAGTGGCAGAGGTAAGCCCAGACTGCGCACCAAGGAAATCAGTGGCACTCGCAAGCGCCTTATCGCGTACAGCAATAGCCTCTGGCGAAACAAGTTTTGCATCACGATACTCACCACGCGCAACGTACGCCAACAAATCCTCAAAGTCCGCGTTAACCTTACCTGCGGCTGCAAGTTCCCTATCCAACTGTGCTGCAAGAATAGGGTCCTTCTTTAGTGACTTACGAACAGACCCGACGAAGACTGCCATGCGCGAGAAGTCCTCACCCATGACGTTGCCCATCTGCAATGTATCCATGTAGCGTTGACCAGTACTCGCCCAAAGCCCACCATCACCGAGACGCGCAGCAAATGGAGTATCAACCAGACCAGCCATACCAACACGAGAAATTTCAGGAGGAATGTCACCCGTCTGCATCAACTTGAACGCATCGGCAAAGCCACGGAACCTAGCGCCACCCAACCCAGCAAGAACAGCAGAGCCAACAATGTTGGTAAACGCTGTACGAGGCAGCGTGTTAAGAGTGACGCGAACCCACTTACGGCTCAGTTTCTCAAGGAACCGTGGCGCTTGAGAGGCTCTCGCAATCTCCTCATTCAACTTCTTAAGTCTACTTGTTTCCACAATAACAATACGCTTGCCATTCATTCTTTTAAAGTCAAACGCATCGACAGCGTTAGTCCGGATGGCTTCGTTAATGATCTCGCCAATACGCGCTTCGCCAATCTGTATTCCCTCAACACCCTTAGACGCAACCTTGTCAAGAGATTCGGTTTCAAGATCCTTAACGAGACGCTCGCCTAAGAAACCCGTTTTCTCGTCTACAACAATGATTCTAAAATCATCTTTCGTACCATTGTAAAGTTGTTGAAGTTCAACAATAGAGTCAAGTTGTTTAGCAAAATCTTCTTCTGTCTTAGCCATCTTGATAACAACACCAGTGCGCATAAGGTAAGCGTTAAGGCGAGTAACAATCTGGAACGCCATCATCGGCAATCGCAAGTTCTGAGCCAGCACAGAACCAAACTTGGCAATCTCATCAGCACTACCGACAAGCGCAATCTGCGCAGTATGTACATCAATAAGGCTGCGCTTACCAGCACGACCAGCGAGAGCCATGTTCGGATCGTAAGCCATCTTTGCACCCTTGGCAGCCTTCTCCGTCGGGAAGAACGCCTTACCACCACTCGGGATGTCGCCAGCCTCAATAAGATCCCGCAACGCGGACTCTACATACGCATCAATCTTGCCCTGCGCCTCAGCAAGTACCTTTGGCTCCAGACGGGAGGCCTCCTTTCCGGCAAGAATATCCTCAATCTTAGTTCGCAGAACACCAGCAAGCGGAGAAGCCTGAAGACGAGCAACCGTCGGGTCCTGCAAACGCGCCAACAACGACAAGCCCTCAGTACGACGAGAGGGACCAGTCGCCTCCGGGATGCCCAACTTGGAACCAAGACCACCGGGAAGATCTTGAACACCCTTATTGCCAGTCTTCCCAAGAGCGTCAAGGGCTTTGATGTTAGCGAGTTCGTCAGCGGTCGCAAACCCTTCGATACTCTTCGGCGGTTCGCCGCGTCCACGACGCGCACCCTCAATAGCAACAGAAAGAAACTCTTTTGCCTGTGTTACCTTGGCTTCGTCAACGTTTGCGATGCGGAGCAAACTATCATTATTGGCAACAAGATTATCCGTCTCAGTAGAAGTAAGACGCCTATAACGCGACTGGTCGGTAATGCCACGCTTCTCTGCCTCAGCAGCAGTAAGTACCTGCTTAAATCCGGTGCTACTAATATCCTCGGTGGTATACCTAAACTGGTCGGGGATGTCTCCCGCACCCTCACGGACCCACAACTCTCCATTAAGTACGCGCTGCAAACGAGCCGACTCTTCAGCCGGACCAATAACTATCTTGCCACCATCAGCCGCATTACCCAGCGCACCAGCGAGAGACTTGGGAAGATCCAGTACATCCAAGCCTTGAAGGTCAAACATTGCGCGCTGTGCAACAATCGGGTCCTGCTTGATTAGTCGTTGGAAAGCCTTAACGTAAACCTGTGCGCGCTGCGAACCCATAACGTTTGTGACATGCGAGATAAGAGCGCGTTCTCTTGCGGCGTCCATCTTACGGCTTACGTCACGGATGACTGCACCGACAGCGTTGTCCTGCTCGTAAGCCTTTTTACTAAGAATAGACCTGCTCTTGCTAAAGAAACTATCGCCCGGAAGGTAGACGGTTCCCTGCCCAGAGTTAGAGTCCACGCCTTCGGTAGTTTTACGGAGGCTTGCCGCGACTGGGTTGTTGGCAACAACAACTTCCGTGTCGGCAATTCTACGCGCACCACGCCCAGTCGCAGCAACCGCACGAAGTGGAGCGCCAATGATAGAACCCGGTTCGGCAGCGCGTTCCGCAGTAGTAGCGATACGCGCGCCAACGCGAGCCGCAATCGGGACGCGACTGGCAATAGCACCAACCTTAGTAGCCAACCCACCAGTCTTAAGCAGCGCCGTAAGGCCCTTACCGGCCGCAGACGCGGTTGCCGCAGCGTCCAGAGTGGTAAGGATAGGCTCCGTCTGCAAGGCCCTTACAAGCGGTTTATAGTCGCCGCTCAGTCCAACGGTCCCGGCGTACTGAGAAGCCTGAAGCAACGCCCAAACGTTATACCCAGCCTGCTTTGCAAAATACTCAGCCATATAGCCAAGGCCACGATAGTCGCCCTTGTCCTTCGACTCCTGAACAATGTCATTTAACTGCTTAAACCCAGCAGACATACCACCAATCTTCTTAAAATCACTCTGAGCCGCATTCCACACACGCTGCATAACGTTAGAGTGCGCACCAGTCGCGGCATTAATGAGTTCATAGTCAGACATCTTCGACAACTCTTCAACGGTAAAACCAGAGTTGTAACCAGCCCAAGGCGAGTTAGCGTTTGCCTGCCCCGACGCAAGAAGAATCAAGTCTTCGCGCTCTTGGGGAGTGTAAGCAGAAGAAACAGCACTCGGATCACGATTCGCCATATCGTTTGAAGCGTAAAGTTTCTCACGATTACGAGGTGAAAGAGAATCAATACGCTTAGTCAAGCCCGGATTAAACAAGTACTCGTAAGAGTCGGCAACAAAATCCTTTGCCGGAACCGCAGCATTTTTCTTAGACCAGTCATAGACAACATTGCCCGTAAGATTCTTATCGGTCCAATCGGCAGAATCTGAAACAGCATTCTTAGCAATTGAACCACTCTCCTTTACGATCTTCGCGCCTTTATCAATCACCGGAACAACATACGGCTTGGCGTTATCCCAACCCTTTGTCTTACCAATGCCAAGCGCGCCACCAACAATATCCTGCGCGTAAGTGTCGAAACCAGTATTGATTTTATTTTCAATACCAGTATCAACACCAGCCTTCTTCGCTACCGTATCAACTGCTTTCGCTCCGTAAACAACCGGATAGACCAGTGGAGCCAGAGCAATGTTTGTGCCGTAGGTGTCCTTAGTCGTATCGACAAGATCTCCGAACGCGCGCCCAAGAACAGGAAGAACATGCTCATCATAGAATCCCGCAAGTCCAAACTCGTCAGGACGAATCGGCGCAGCCTCAACAGGCTTGGGCGCAGACTCGTCGGCAAGAGCGCGAGCAGCAGCCGTATTCTCAATACCGCTCTGACGCGCTAACGCCCGCTGGCGAACACGCGCCATGATTGGAGTCTTATCGCCCTTCGTAAAGAATCCGACACCACCACCACCCGTAGCGATACGACCACGCGGAGTATCTACATACTTAGGCGTACGCTTGCTAATAACAATGCGCTTCTCAACATTAGTAAGCGGCAACTTGTATGGGCCATACGCAGGAAGCGGCTGCTTCTTAATTGGAGCGGGACGACCCGGACCACTAGCCTTGAACTTAGCCGCTACAGCCTTAGCCTTTGCGCTACCGGGACCGCTAGTTGGGACGCGGGGCATGTTTACGATCCATAAGAATCGTAAACTGTACCGGCAACAGCAGCATTTTGAGAACCCCACACACTCTTAAGAATGGCGGTGTATGCGTCCTGTGGTGAAAGGTTATAACCCGGACCAGTAAGTCCCTCAAAAAGTAATTGTGCTGTGTCCTGAGCAGTGTTTCCACGATTAACGTCACGCGCGCCAATCCGCTTAACGTCATAGCCTTGGTTATTAATCATGTAATCAGTCCAGAACTTGTCACGCTGTGCCTTTGTCTTACCGGCGGGGTTGAACTTGACACCCTTAACATCGACAACATGGACCTTATTGTCGCTATCTGTATACGTTACCTTGCCGGAGTAGTCGCCACTAGCCTTGGTCCCGCCACCCTTAGCGGCAGTCTTAACATAATTATCAATGAAACTACCAATGTTCTTAATGCTTCCCGACGGGTCCTTAGCGGCTTTCTGAACAGCAAGATTAAACTTATCAAGAGCCAGACCGTAAGTACGATCACTATTCTGCTGCGCTCGCTCTGCCTGACTAACCTTAAAGCCGTACGCAGCACCAGCAGCCTGACGTTCAATACGCGCAGCCTGCTTCTCCTCTTCCTTCGTGGTCTGAAGAGCGCGCTGCTTACCAAGGTTAGCCTTGTAATCAATCGTGCGGTTAGTCTGAGCCTCATTCTTGCGCCCAAAAATATCCTTCAACACATTTGCCGAATACGCGCCAGACGCGAGCGCAGCGCCCTGACCACCCAGAGCATCACTAGCAGCAGCACCAGTAAGTAGCGCACTACCGACGCCCTGACCGGCAGCGCCCTGAATGGTACCCATTGCCTTGGCGTTGGCGGCCTGCTGTGCAGCAATCGCATCAGCATAGCCAGTGTTAAGAGCCTCCGCGCCCTTAGTTTCGGCCTCGTACTGCCGATTAATGTCGGCGGGGGAAAGCGTCATTGCGTTTGTTTCTGTGACAGCGTTCTTATCTTTTTGACGCTGAGTCAGGTACGCCCTATCGTACGGTCCAACAACGGGAGTCTTATTGGAGTTTGTGGATGCTCCAGCCTTGGGCTTTGCCTTGGGCTTTGCTTCCGCCTTGGGCTTTGCGGCAGGCTTGGGCTTTGCGGCAGGCTTAGTCCCAGCAGGCTTAGTCCCAGCAGGCTTAGTCCCAGCAGGCTTAGTCCCAGCAGGCTTAGTCCCGGCAGGCTTAGTCGCGGCAGGCTTAGTCGCGGCGGGCTTTACGCCATCAGCCTTACGCGCAGCAGCCTTGGGCTTAGGGGAAAAGATAGGGGCATTCTTAATAGCCATAATTATCGCGCTCCCGCTTTGGGCTTGGGCTTAGGCTTTGGCTTCGCGCTTGGCTTTGCCCCCGGCTTTGCTCCGGGCTTTGCTCCCGGCTTCGCTCCCGGCTTCGCACCCGGCTTCGCACCCGGCTTCGCACCCGGCTTAACGGGTAGAGTCGGAGCGCCCGCATAACCAGCCGTATTCCCAGACCGATCAGTCTGACTACCAGCGATGTTTTCAAGACGCTTCGTGCCAATACCACTGATATTAGAAGCAAACTTACCAAGAAGCGCATTAACATCAGCAGAATTCTGCATCTTACGACCAGTCTCCGCAGCATTCACCGTACCACCCTGAAGAGCGCCACTAGCAGAACGCATCTCCGCAGCATTCGCCGCACTTCTGCGCGCATCCGTAATCGTCGAACCAAGTTGCGTACCAGCAATGTTCTGCGCAGCACCATCTGGAGAATAAGCGTCAGTACCTAGAAGTTCAGAAGCCTTAGTTGGATCAGCACTAATCTCTCGTCCAAGCGCGTCGCGCAATTTTAGACCGGCACCCGGTGTTGCTCCCGGCGCACCAAAAATATCGTTGACACCCGCATACCCAGTGCCAGCAGCATTGCCGTAACCGAATCCTAGTGACGTATTGGAATTAGTTAGGTCTTGCCCAAGCGCGGAATCGCCAAGTTGTACGTCGCCAGCAATTGCCTTGGTCGGGTCAACAACGGGATCAGGCGCGGCATCTGGTACGGCTCCTGTGTCTTCGTTTCCGCTACCAGTGGTATCGCCAGCGTTAAACCCCCCAGCATTAACCCCCCCAGCATTAACCCCCCCAGCGGGTTTTGCTCCGGGCTTCGCTCCGGGCTTAACGGCAGGAGGCTTAATACCACCCGGTTTCCCACCCGGCTTAATACCACCCGGCTTTCCACCCGGCTTAACACCACCCGGCTTTAAAACGGCAGGAGGCTTAACAACTCCACCCGGCTTTGCACCGGGCTTCGCCACCGGCTTACCAGCAGGAGTACGAACAACAGGAGCAGGCGCAACAACTTTGGGCGCAGGAGCCTTCACAACAGGAGCAGGCGGCTTAGGAGGAGCCTTTGGAGCAGGGGCCTTAACAGCCACTACTTAAATCGACTACCTATAAGACGACCAAAACTACGACCAATGCTAGTACTAAACCGAGCGCCCTCACTAGCATTGGGAGCATTATAACGAGCCGCATTAGAAGCGCGCGCACTCGCAGAAGCATTAGCCTCTGGGCCTGCTACGCGAACGGGCCTACGCGGTGCCGTCGGCTTAGTATTAGTACGAGGCTTCAACTTAGCGTCCTGCTGAGACTGAGCGCCCGCAGTATTCTGAGCCGCCCTCGTCGCATCAGTGCCAGTAGTGCGACCACGACCAGCATCAGCCTTCCGACCCGCATCCTTAGTGGCATCATTATTCTTAGCCGCCGAATCGGGAGCGCGCTTCTTCGCCGCATCACGATCACGTTTAGCCTGTTCCTTCTGACGATCTTCCCTAGCCTTCTGCTGATCGTTACTCCGCTTAGCGGAGGCTTCCATACGATTCTCCTTTGCCTGAATCTTCTTAGCCAAAGCAAATGCGGAACCGGCAACCACAGCAGCAGACCCAACCGTAGCCGCAACTTTACCAGCCGTAGACGAACCAGAAGGACCACTAGAATCAGACTTAGTAACAGTAGCACCCGACGGACTCGTCACAGGAGTACGCGCAGGAACAGACCCCCGCTTACTAGGACCAACGTCCCCGCGACGAATGGCCTGCTGCTCGCGCTTATAAAGCGTATACGCACGATTCTTAGCGTTACCCCTACCATCCGCAGAAGTCTTCTTCATAAAATACGCAAGAGTCCCCGGAACAGCAGGAACTTTCGTATCGTTACTTTTATTCTGGGAAGGGATCATCTAGTTCATTGTACACAAGAAGGCTACGGTTTAAAAGCCGATAGTCTCTTAAGTGCAGCCGCAGGATCAGCCTTCCCACGATTCGCACTACGCGGCTTAATCTGACGCTCTTGTCCCGGACTCATAGCAATGCGTGGCATAGTGGTCTTGAAGTTTGTGCGTTGCGCATTATTCATGCTTAAGAGTTTGTTCGGATTCATCGTGTTTATTGTACCAGCCACTACGCTGAAACATCCGGTTTGGGGTGCGCGTCTTTTACTGCTTGGATCTGTGCCGCCATATCAGCAGGAAAAACTCCAGCGTGGTACAGCGCATCTAACTGATCGCCAATCGGCGGATACTTGTTAGCGCGGTCAACACGGTACGCATTCGCTTCCTGTTGTTCCACTAAGCGAGAAACCTCAACCTCAATTGCCTCGTTGGTAGGACGCTCAATAGTTTCGTCTATCCAATCCAAGCCCTCTAGGGTTCCATCACTAGACCAACAAGCACCGGGGACAAGACTAATTAGAGCGTCAACATAATCAATCTTTCTAGTAATCATTGTTTTACCTCAAAAATCGTGTAACCGCTTCCCCATTGGTTGGCTTGATTTACTTCAACCGTCCCGGTCGCAGCGTAAGCCTGAATCTGCGTGGTGAGGGCACCGGCACCGGCACCGGCAGTTACTGTTGCGTTTTTTGCTGAACGCATATAAAGGTCGGTGTTTGTCTGGTTAGTGTAGACATAATGCTCGTGACCCGCAACTGCACTCTGCATGCTGATTACCGAACCGCGCCATAACAATCGCGTTGACATTCCCGCCTCCACGCCGCCACCCTTATAGGCATGGACAGAGATGTCTGCAAAAACAAATAGTTTAGAGGTTGCGTATATTGGTGTAAACGTATACGACGACGAGTTGCAAGTTGTAAATGTTGCCCCGCTCATGGTTGTCAAGTTACCCCACTCGTACCGACCAACTTGCACAACGCTACCAACAGGAAGAGCAGCCGCCCCAACAGACGCTACCGTCGGGTTTGGATACGTCCCGGCAAGATCACCACCAGCAGCGAGAGGAATTAGCGTTGTGATCCACGTCGAACCAGTCCACACCTTAAACAACGTAGTATCAGTCTCAAAAAAGAGTTGACCAATCTGTGGAGAAACAAGAGCGACACGTTCCGCTGCGGTGCCGGTGGTTTGTCCTAGTCCAGAGAATGCTGTAGTCATAATGTTTCCTAAATCTTAATGATGTAGTTAGTGACAAGATAAGAGGGACCAGCAGCAACACTGTTTGCAATGCTCATACTATCCGTAGTGTTCGTGCTAGGACCACCAGAAGTGCCTCCAACTTTAGTGCCACCGCTGAAGTTGTTAGTATCTCCAACTGGACCACCCGTAGCAAGGCGCGTATTTGAAGTCCAACTAGCAGAACCACCAGTTTGCAAGTATTCAACACCACCACCCATTACTCTTTTAGCAAAGTAACTACCATCATCATGTGTATGGCTAGCCATAGTATGCGTATGGGAAATGCCGTGTGAGTGTATCGGGGCGCGAGATGGCTCCGCAGTAATATCACTATTGCCAACCGCATTGTAAGTAAGGTTTGTACTTTTTCCTGATGGAATTCGTCCGCGCATATCCGGCAAATAGAATGCGGCTCGCACTCCAGCAACATTAAAGGCGTTACCAATTGCAAGCCATAGATCGGAAAATGGTTGTCCCGCAGAACCGTTTAGCGTTCCAGTACCAGCACCCGTCCCGGCACCACCGTCGCAGAAGCGCCACCCGCTAGGAGCGGTTGTTCCAGCAAATGGTTGGATGGTACCGATTGGCGTGACGCCTTCCCATGCGGTTCCGTTATACCAGCGATACGAGAGTGTGTCTGTCTCAAATATGATTTGTCCGATGGTGGGCGTGGCGGGGCGTGTTGTGCTTGTTACTACTTCGTGTCCTGCACCAAAAATACTCATAACAAATCCTTTCTACTTTACCCTGCTACCACAAAAAACTTGATGCCCCGCATCGGCATGGCAAACAGAAGTACCCCAAGAAATAACAGAAACATACTGACCCGCCGTTAAAAACGTACCCGCAGACGCGCCACCCGACTTATAACTAGACACACTATCTCCCGAATAAGCAGCAGCAAGCAGCGTAGATCCGTTTACCCTGAGCCTAGTATCAACCGTAGCAGCACTAGCCTGACTAAGAAACGAATAATGAAACATATAATAGCCGTCTACTGGCGCAGTAAACCGGCCCGTAGAAGAATTATATCCAGAACCAATATTTACCACAACAGTGTTAAATACGAATTCTACGCCGCCACTAATTGTATAACTCGCTAAACCATAAGCAGAAAACATTGTTGGGTCGGCAATTGTTGGGTTCGGGTATGTTCCTGTTAAAGCACCGCCAGCCGCAAGACCAGAGATACTACTCACCGTCGGGTTGGGGTATGTACCAGTCAGCCCACCGCCAGCAGTAGCGCCGACACGCAACTTATCCGTATCAATCCCCGCAAGATGAGCAGTAAGGTCAGTTACCGCGCCAGCGCCAGTAGCCGCAGCATTCCGCGTATACGCAGACGGCACATAATCAACCTGCACCCGATCCCCGTCAATGACATCAGTGCCAGCACGAATATGCGACGAAGCATGAGCAACAGTAGACGGCTCAACACTACCCGTAAGAGTAACTTTAATAATGTAAACCGGGCTAGGCGTACCACTGGATAAGAGGTTTGGCAGGTTAAACGTCGTACTGCCATCGCCCGCACCGTAGGTAGTTCCGATAATGGCGAATAAGCCTGCGTACGTTGTACGGCTCACAGCGGCCCCGTCAGCGCGCGCCCAGCCCGTCGGGTACACACTACCAGCATACAACTGAAGCGTCCCCAGAGGCACCGCAATGAGCGTCTCGCTAACCACAGTGCTACTAGCAGCGGCCGCCGTCGCCTTAATAATAAAGTTTGTATAAGTACCAGTAAAGTTTGGAAGCGCAAACGTCGTACCCGGTACAGCGCCATCCCCATACGTCGTACCGATAACGTTAAAAAGATCCGTATAAGATGCTCGGAGTTGACTAGACCCGTCAGCATCAAGATATCCAGTCGGAATCGCGCCACCAGAATACGCGACAGTCGAACCAATCGGGAGTGGGTCAGACGTACCACCGAACGTGACGCCTGCCGCTTTCATCGCGGCTGCTAGGTCTTTAGCGTTATTGTATAGAACAGCGTTCGGGATTGGACCAGCGGCGCTTAGGGCAATGCGCGCTTCTTCTGTGGAGGACGCATCAAGCGCCATTACGCTACCGTTCGTCCGCGGCGTAGCGTGTTGTAGTTAACTTCGATTTCGTATAGAGCGAATGGATTAATAACAGGCGGGAATGGAAAGGTTGCTGTTGCCGTATAGTTTGTCGTAATCCCAAACGTAATAGCGTTTGCGTCAAACCGGGAAGTGGCGGCACCCGTTGTTAGGGGTAGCGCCCTGCGGACCAGTGTCGGCGATTGCTGCTGTGGCAAGTAAACGGTGCTTTGTATTGTTCCAAACGGATCTGCGGTAGTTTCTTCTCGCGCCGTTACGGTAACGCACTGTGTCGTTGATGATTCTGTTGCGTCAACAAAATAGAGAAACATTGCTTTTTTAATCCACTTAAGTGCAGGTGTTCCAAAGGTGAATGCTTTTGTCAGAATGCTGACGTTTATGACGCCACAGTCGGCGTCTTTTGCTTGGTAGAATCCAGCGCCGGTAGAAGTGATTAGTGCGTCTGTGATTGCAATTGTGTCTAGTCTGCAAATACGCGACCCAGAAGCGGAGTAGTTTCCGGGCAGGTCAACCGCAAACTTAGGGGCGTACACTTGGCTTGAACCAGACGGGTCGGTTATGCCAATACCCCACGCAGCGGGGCCTACGGAATCTGTTGTGGCAAAACGCGACCACGAAAAATTGTTGCTGATGTCACAAATAAGGTGTTGTCCGTATTTTGTAAACAGAATGTAGTAATTATTTAAAACAACGCCAGACCCACAAGGAAAGTCTGCTCCGTAAATACCTACGCTTCCCTTAAAATATCCGTAGGAGAATTGGATTTTGTTCTCCATAGTGTTTGTAAACGTCGCACCATCTGTGAGGTATACGGTGTTTGTGTCGGAGAACATGATTCCGGCTGGTGTGCGCTGGATGCTTTCCGGGTAGGCGCAACCAATGTTATTGGAAAGAGTACGAATGTTAATAGAGTTTGTATTAACAGAAGCATTGGGCAGGACGGTGCCGAGCGTACCACTCAACATAAGAATTTTATCTACACACAAAACCATAAGGTTGTTTGCGTCAATGCTAACGATGCCGGTAATTCCAGCCGTGTCTAGCGTAATTGTTTGACTCTTTGGCCAGCCCGCATACAAGAAAGCAAGTAAACCATCAGACTTTGTGTTTGTTGCCGTTGCTGGTTCGCTGGTGATCGAACTCCAAGTAATTGTATTAGAACTTGCCGACAGACCGATAAACGATGGGGGAGTAAAAGCCGACAATGACGTATATTGATTTTGACCTTGAGTAACACACACAACGCGGTTCTGATGAATAGCGCCGACCGTTGCTCCAGTCGGACGCGCGCCACCACCAGTTTCAAAGTTTGCGCCAGCCATCCCAAATGTTGTTGAACGAGAATAGTATGTAGCGGTAAAAGTATTTTTTGGTGCTGGGTTAACGGTCATTGAAAACGCAGCATCGTCTTGGGCTATAATTTTCCCAACGTACTCGTACTGGTTAGTACCAGCGCCGACCGTTGCATAAAAAAATTGTCCCCGCATAACTGTTGCTTTAAAAGCGTTATAAAGAGCAAGACTGCCAAACTGTATCTTTGCCGATCCTGCCGTAATGGTTGCGCTACCCGTTGTCGTTTGATATGCGCCAACGTCGGCTTGAGCGCCACCAGCCCATATAAAAGGAAAATTGTTATATGTCGCGCCAACTTTGGGAATGTTTTCGTAAACGGGAAATGCGCATAGTCCAAACGTATTGAACGAGGCCCCAATTTTTCCGCTTGTGTAGTTTCCAACATCATGGTTTGAGGTTGCAACGTTAACAGCAATAGCGGAAGAACCGCCAGCAAGCAAAAAAGAATCTAAACAAACTTTAGAGGTCGATACTGTTGAAAAACGCGCGGCATAACCAAGTTGCAACGCAGTGTTTTCGGAATCATCTGATGTGCCAAGAGCATCATAGAACCCAGTCTGCGCTGTCGTGAGATACGGAACGATAGGCCCGCGTTTAACGAGGCGACCAGTCTTATCAGTTATGACATTAGAAGCAAATTGGAGAGCATTGTCGGGGAGCGACCTAGAATCAATGTCACTCTTTTCGCCACCCGAAAAGGACGAAATGGTGGCCCACTGCGAGCCGTTACCCATTAGTCGTTACCCATGGACGAGTAGTACGCGCTCCGATTATGGTTGGGGAACCCTGCGCTACGAATGTAACCACTCTGCATGACTTGAGTGCCGCGACCTTGACGATTCTTGACCCATTTAAGGAATCCTGTAAATAATACGTCGTATCGTGCCTGCAAAGCGTTAGAAAGACTGATGTCTTCGCCAACTGCGTCGCATAGTCGCGCTGCTGCACCGACGCTGATGATGTGGTGCCATTGGGACGGGACGCTGACGGGAATATCGCCGTCGGAAGACAGGGCTGTTGGGTCTTGGGTGTAGTAAATCGTCAAAACATCCCCAGTTGTCTGAGGGGAAGGCCACAAAAAAAGATTATCTAAGCCTTGGAAGGCGTATTTGCGTACATACCCTGTTGGGCTGGTGGAAGACAACTGGAGTACTGTCTCTAGGTCGGATGGTTCAAGGACGTAGCCCTGAGTCTCACCAACCGGCTTGTACATCATGTACTGAACCATCCCTAAGTCAGTGATGCTAAAACTTGTGCTGAGTGTGTACAGGTTTTGTCCCTGAACAAGCGATTCTACGGTGTTTCCGCACTTAAGTTGTGCTTGGTGAACCATGTCGCGGTATGTGTCGTTGACCATAATGCCAGCCGTCGTCGAATCTTCGGTTAGCGCCATGTTTTGTGCGCGATCACGGATTTGTGCGAACGTACTCATTAGTTAGAGCCACCCATCCGCGTCGGATCAAACGGATCAGCACCACGATGCGTCAAGTTAAGCATCTCGTTAGACACCTCAGTGCTACAAACAGGACAACGCTCCTGCGCAACAAGCGTCAAGAGTTCATCCTTCGTGCGAATCTTGGAGTACAGGTGGGCGTGTTCCCGCCAAGCAGACGTATTGGCAACACCTAGACGCGCTGGGAATGGTTCAAGACAATTAGGACAAACCATTCCAGCCCGGATACGATCAAAAGCCTCGTCGTTCAAGTACCACTTGATCGTGCTTTCTTCTCCGGGCGCAACGTAATCTAGCGTTTCCTCTCCGTGTGCTTGGACGGGAACGCCAATCATCAGACTACCTGTACCGTCAGTGCTTCTGCTGCTTCTACTTCGTCAGCAGTGCGCTTGCCAAGAGCCTCTAGTGCCTCTAGCACTGCGGGACGATTGGCGTGAGTCTTCTCGTAGTCGATAACGTGAGCCGTGTCGTAGCCGTCTTCCTCGCAGCGACGAGCGATCTCTGCCGCAACGGTGCTGCCAGACTTGGCGCGAACCTTGTTGTAGTTAGGCCACGGAAGCGGAACTTCAATTGCGTCAACCTTGACGTACCACGCACCATTGTCGGGGTTCTCAAGCAGTGCCTTCTCTGCGTCTGCACGATCCTCGGCGTCTTCCAGCCACGTTGTGTCGTACAAACTAAAGTTAAAGTCTGGGCGGCTAGACCCACTAACGCCAACAATGCGACCAACGCCGTCCTGAATGCTAACGCCACGCTGATACGGTACGGCACCATACACGCCGTTTGCCGAATCACCATGAGCGTTTAAGCGCTCGGGGTCGGTTCGCACTGTAGCCTGTCCCTGCCAGTGCATAGTCGCTGCGTACGACTCGTCGGGACGCACCATACCGTGCTTAAATTCTAGGATCAGGATTGGGCGTCGAATCATTCGCGGAAGCATGGTACCTTCCCGATTCTCAAATACCTCAAAATCGGCATCTGGTCGGGCAATGAGCATGTAGTTAGCAGATCGGCTAACAAATCGCATAAGATAATTCTTCTTTCTGAACGTTGAAGGGAGCCTCTAACACTACTTTTATTGTAGCGCCAGAGGCTCCCTGTTGTCTAACTTGTTGGCTTAGTAGCCGGTGACGCCGCGCAGAATAGCGTGATTCTGCTCAGTGCCGACCTGCAACGAGTACTCAGTGAGGTACTCCTGCTTGATCGAATCCTCGTCCGGGGCCTGACGGTCCGGCAGAAGAACGGTCTTGCGGAGAGGACGCATCATCACGTCTTCCATGTCAACCAGCACACCCCACGAACCAACCTGATTGGAGGTTGTGGAGAAGTCGGACCAGTCGCGCTTTTCAACGATCTTGACGCTCGTGCCGTTTGCGCCACGATACGTCTGGAGCGAAACGCCGTAGTCCTTGACGCCCGGACCCGAATCGTTCGGAGCCAACTTGCTCTGAGCGAACGAGGACAGTGCCGAAACGATCAGCGGCGAGGCAAACAGCACCTTGTCGCGCGAACCGTAGCGGAAGGAACTGCGAAGGAACGTAGCAAAACCGCTCTCCGTCAGGCTGCCGCCAACGCTCGTGATGTTCGTGCTGATGAAGTCCACCAGACCACCACAATACGCCTGCGGCGTTGCTGCCGTAGACGTATCAAGATCACGCTGACCAAAAAACAACGTGTTCTCAATCTGGCGACGATGCTCCATCAACTTCTTCTTGGCCTCGTACTGCGGCTCGGAGCCACCATACAGGTCAGAGTTGATAAGCGTGTTCGTGAAACCCAGCGGATCACGCTGGATCTGGCAGTAGTTGTAGTTCGCTACTTGCTTCGTCATCTGAATCGTGCCAAGCGTGGCACCCTCAGTGGCGGCATTGCCAATCTTGATAACGTCCGTGAGGTCAGTGATGGTTGCGGCTGCGACTGCACCAATCGAACGAACGATGGTCAGCGTGTCAGTCGAAACCGACGTGACCTTGACGTTCTCGCCGTTGCTCATGCGAAGCACGTCGTTGGCGCGGAAGTACGCACCAGTACCAGTAGCAACAACACACGTCGTTGCAACACTGGAAACGTTACCACTGTTGTTCAAGGTCGTGAGGCGCGGCATCAACTGATCCGAAAGCCACTCAACCTTCTGAGACTTGGCAGGGCGCTGTGGCATCTGCGCAAGCATGACCGTGAGCGGAGCGTCGTCCGGCTCAAGCATCTTGATAACTGGGTCCATATCGACAATACGTCGATTGGACAGGATGTCGTTGTCATCAGCGACACCCGAGAGAATGGTAACAGCCATTTGCTGTACCTCCTTGACTAAAAGTTTTTTATAAAAATCTGGTCAAAAACCCTAGTTGGGGTGTCGCCTTGGTCTAGCGGCCCGTCTAAGCGTTAAGAATCATTGCCCGAATCATTTCATCCATATCACTGGATTCAGAACCAAAATCTGTGGTTGTGTTTCTAGTGCTAACTTGCGAACCGTTAGGGACTTCTTGATCTGGAACAAGCATTCCTTGATTCCTCATGGCTTCTTGATATTCTTGCCACTTCAGAATACCTACAATTGTACCAAGCCCCTCGGAAAGCGCAACCGGATCATTCTCGCTACCGATGTTAATGATGCCGCTCACGTCGTGCGTGTCAATAAACTCTTCAACACGATCCTGATACTCATCATAGTCCGGCACGTTGGCGACGAGGTGATCGTACGCCTCTGACATGATTGCGCGCTCGTGCTGCTCAACAAGTGGCATCGTCATTCCAGCCATCTCATCGCGCTCCATCGACATGCGCTGATCCATGTAGTACTGCGTTGCTTCCCACGGCTTCTGCGTCCACCAATGCTCAAGGACAGCGTTAGCAAGATCGCCGGGAACATTGTTCTGGTTCTGCATAACCCAGAGTGCAGCGTTCGTTGGGTCCTGCTCGGCGAACGAAACGAGTTCGTCCTGACTCTGCGGCTCAGTACCAAAGAACTGCTGGACGGGCTGCTCGTACTGCTGTTCTTCTTCTGGCTGGCGCGACTCGTGGAACTTGCGCTGCAACTCAAGATACGCATTCTCAAGATCATCAGGAGTGGAGTACTTGCCCGCAAATACGCGCGGCTCTTCCTCGTAATACTCGCCCTCCGCCGCCTCTTCGACGTAGCCCTCTTCCTCAACCACTTCCTCATCCGCGTTTGCGGCTCGTACTGCTTCGGTAATCATGTCATCTTCAGACACCAGAAGTTCTCCTTGATTTGAGTTTTAGCGTAAAGTCTAGCCCGCGCACTTCGCCACTAATGCGCAAATACTCTTCGTAGGTAACATTATCGTACACCATCTGGCGGAGCAACACGTCTTTTTTGCGCTGGATCTCTTCCTCTACCGCGCTCCACATACTCAGACCCAGAACGGAATCTAATAGTTCGGTCATGCTACTCCGGGCGGAGCAGCGGCACCGGCCTCAGCGGGAGCGGGCGCTGCGGTAGCCGCCGCCTGTGCTTCGGGTGTCGGTGCCGCTTCCGCCCCAACCCCGCCGACCAGTTGCGGAGGGGACGCGGGAGCGCCTGTCGGGGCTGGCGCTGCAACTTCTTCCTTAAAGTATTTACGGGGGTCTTCGTCAAACGCTTCCGTAACGTCTTCAAGGATCTTCTTGAGGTCAATCTGGACGCCATCCTGCTGGAACAAAGCGTAGTTAGCGGTGAGGAAGTTGGCTTTTGCAAGTGCTTCTGCGCGGCGCTCTTGACGAATCAGCGACTCGGAAGCGTCTTCTACGCGATACTCGTACTTGCCCTGAAGTTGTGCGGGCGTAGCGGCTTGCCATTCGATACCGGCAGCGCCACGATCAATACGAATAGCAACAGCATTGGGGAGCAACTGCTGGTTAAGCGAAATCTGCTGCTCACCTACGCGCTTAAGTGCAAATAGAATTTGTTGCTTCATCCGCATGATGCGTTTTGTCGCCATGTTTTGGATAATGCTAATACCAGTGGCAGTGGTCTGATCCATCTGCGAGTTAGAAGCGCCGCTGAGGTAACTGACAGCACCACTAAGGTTCTGCAAGTCTCCCTTAAGAAGTTCCTCGGCCTGTACGGTCGGGGCGAGGATGCTCGTGGCGGGCTGCCAAGGCTGGATCTGGTCGGGGCGAGCGCGCAGGATGCCACCGGGCTGTAGGCGGAAGTCTTGGATTTCTGCGGCGGGGTCAACGAACACTGCCGCGTTTGCCATGAAACGAGTGTTGTCGATGCGCTGATTCTGCATCTCCCACAGTGCTGCCTGAATATCAGCGACCATTTCTACAATGCTCTTGCCACCAATTTCAAATAGGCTAGGCATTGGCGATGCGACTACGAATGGGAACTCTCCGTGCCAGAATGGGCTGCACTCGTCACGAAGAACGACGGCACGATTGGCGATGGTGGTGAGGTAGATTTCGTCGCCTTCGCGGTGCCACCATTCAATAATTTCGACGCGGCCCTTGCGTTTGTTGGTTGCGTCGTCAACGCCAGAAGGAGCGGTGCCAGCGTGAATCTTGTCTACGTTCTCGTAAACGCCACTATTCTTGACGCTACTTACCGTTTCGTATGTGATGTGAAAACATTCGGCTGCGTCGTCTAGCGAGTGTGCGGCGGGGTCCCACAAGAACTGCTTGGCGTCTACGGGTGTAAAACTAGGCTGTTGACGGTACGGGTATCGCTGCTCGGTGACGCTACCGATGGGTGCGCCATACGGGGAAGCCTTAAACTCTTTGACTTGCGTCTTGCGCCACTCTTCCTGCCACGTCACCTTTGCAACGGTAATGCCGCGAATCAGTGCTTGGAGTACAAATGGTACAAGTTTTTCGTTGTATCTGTCTGCTTCGCGCTGCTGTTGAAGGAGGTGTTCATGCAACGATGCTGTCTCGGCATTGATTGGTTGTCCGGGGATAACCTTTGCTTTGGAGTTCTCGTCAATAAGGTTAGACGCGAGAAGTTCCACGATCTGCATGACGTATGGCGGGTGAAGGTCAGACTGCCAGTTGTCTTCTTGTGGCTTAAGTACAGCGTTGTATGCGTCGTCGCATTTCTTGTACTTGTCTACACGCTTCGTGTGGTGCTGGTTCGCGGATGCGAACGCTTTGTTGAAGCGCGAGAGGATCTTGGTCTGATCGCCTTTAATCACGGTTTTTAGTATAGAGCAATAACGGTTGTTGCGCTTGTACCGGTAGCGTATACGCGACTTACGCGCAGGGGATAGATAAATCCCGTCTGCAACTGAAGCGTAACGGCAACAGTGTCACCAGCCATAATTACTTTTACTGGAGTCGATGCTGTACCCGCATGCACATGTAGGCCGCGAGGAGTTTCGGTAAGGTCAACAGTGTCGCTGAGAGTAAGGCTTACTGCGCGAGTATATGGCGCAATGACAGACGCATCGTTTTGAGAAAATTTGTTAGTTGGCATTTGTGGTTTCTTTCTTCAATCAGAACGCTAGGTTAAACCGAAAAGTATGAACCAGAAACACGAATCTGATCCGTAGCATTCCAAGTAAAAGGAACTGTAGAACTACAGTTTGCAACTTGCGCGTATGTTGATGCGGCGTTTATTGCTCGCGCATAAACAGTTCCCGCTGCAACAATTCCAACTCCGGGATATGTGGCGTTTCCAAAATCGTTGTAAAAAACTGTTAATCCCTGCTCGCCGGGAGCAGTGGCAGCATTAAATGGAAGCGTAAATTGAATATCGCCTGTAATTGCTGAAGTGCTACCAAGCGTAATACCAAAAGCAATGTTAACTGTTGTTCCATATTTGCGGTAATACGCTTGAACGGTGCCGTTGCCAATGGTAACTCCACTTAAAGTGGGAGTCCATGTTGTCCACGCTGCTTCTGCAAGAAGTAGTCGCGTTTCGTGGTTAACAAGGTTGTCGATAACGTTGACGTTAAGGAAATCTTCGTTATTAGCCTGCTCATCAGAGTTTGGATAACGTGTGGGGGTAGTCCAAGCCATTATTAATCCTCCATACCCATCGGGGCATTACCCATATCAGGAGTTCCGCTTTGATCCGTTGGCGACATGCTCGTTGGCATTGGCTCAGTGCGAGCCGCCATTCCGGCAGGATTTTCCGTCGGCATCATGCTGACAAGACGAAGGATCTGCTGACGCATCGCCTCTTTGAGAGCCTGTTCCTGCTGCTGCTGCTGCTGCATCGCGCCCTGCTGCTGCTGTGCGAGCATCGCCATGATTGGGAGGATCTGCGCGGCGGGGGCTTGATCGTCTCCGCCCTGTGGGGGAGCGCCGCTCGGCGGCATTGCGCCCATCGGGGGTCCTGCTGGTGCGGCTTGTGGCATCATTGGCATGTTAAGCCTGCCCGTACTTCTTCATAAACGACTTGACTTTCTTAGTCGTCGATGCGGTTCCGGCTGCTTTGGGGGCCGTTGGTGGCAATTGTTCACCGCTCTTGGGTTTCACAACGCCGCCAGTAATGCCGCCATAGGGGCCACCAGTCATGGGGGGCTTAGCACCAGCCTTTGGAGGAGTGCGCGCAGGGCCGGGTTTAGGGACGCCGCCCATTATGCCGGGGGCGGGCTTAGGAGTATTGGGGAATGCCATTATCAGAGTCCTTTAGACGGTTTGCTGTTTGCTTTTGTTGCGTTCATTTCTCGCATGCGCCGCGCCGGATTGGGTGTTTCCTCGTTGGCAACGATGCTCAGGGGGTTTCCGCGCTTAGTCATGTTCTCTTTACTTGCAGCAGAAGCAGCGTTGTTGTTCTGCACTCGCCTCATGCGATCTCTAACGATTGGCGAGTCGTAAGCCTTTTTGTCTTCGGGGCGAACAAAATTGTCAACAAAGTATTTGCGGTCAGAGGCGAACCCTGCGGCCTGCTTTGCAAATTGTCCTGTTGGCTTATTACTCATGAGTATAATCTTATCATACGCGCGGGGAGCGTCTAGTAATTGTGCTAGACGTTCGCGTACGCTTCTGTGGAAGCAAGTTTATTGGGCGATATGTTGTTTCTTGCATGATGGCGTACGCGCCACCGGCAGCCATTACAAGGTCGTCGTGTTCTCCGTGGTCCGCGCCAGAGTTTCCTCGCCGGTCGTATACAAATGTTTTAATTTCTTCAATCAAACGCTCGCACCGAATCGTCTCCGGGTTATCTCTGATCTGCATTTGGAGAGCGGTGAGCATTCGTGGGCGCGTGGACTGGCTTGTGATCCACCCAATCTTGTTGTCTAGGTCTGGGCGTGTACTGTTCATGTGACGAGGCCGGTAGAGGTTGGAGTAGTTGAAGGTGGTGGTGAGCATGAGAAGGACTGCTTGTCCGACGCTGTTGCGTTCTACTGCGAGTAGTGCTTTGTTGTAGGTGTGGGCTAGGCGCGCTAGGTCTTCTGCGTACTGGTCTAGGGCTGGGCGTCCATGGTAGGTGGCGCAGATCTGTCCCGTTTCGGAGTCGATCAGGACTGCGGCGGAGAAGTCGGACCCGTCTCGTTCTTCTGCGGATGCCATGCGAGCGTTAAAAGTTTCGTCGGTTACGCTGCCTGCTACGTCGGCAAACAGGATGTAGTGTTTGTCTTTTTGTGGTGCTTGCCAGATTTTGATTGGCCCGATCTTGTCGTCGGCGAAGGAGACGGTTCCGCCGCGTACGGGTTGTCCAAAGAACATTCCGCGTTTCGTTGGTTCCTTGGCAACGAGTTTGTCAATAAATTGGAAGTATTGTCGTCCGGTGGTTTCTGCAAAGTTGCCTAGTACGCGAATTTTGTAGGCTGGTGAGTCAATCCCCCATTGTGTTGCGGCGTCTGCTGCCCATTCTGGTGTGACGAGTGCGCGGGCAGCGTCGGGGTGTACTTCTTCTCCGGTGAAGTTGGGCGAGTCGAATGCGCTGATGTGTACACGATTCCATCCCGAGTCTGGCTTAAATGCTCGGTAGAATGTTCCTGTTGTGCGTGTCGGGTTTCCGATCAGGAGAACGCGAGCGCCCTCGGCGGTAAGGAATCCTTCCGACGCTTCGTAGATTGCATCGTCTACGCCGCTCGCTTCGTCTACTACGAGGAGCATTCGTGGTGCGTGGTGGCCTTGGAATCGTTCTGGCGTGTCGGTGGAGAGTCCGATGGCAAACCAGTCTGGTGCAATTTCAAGTTGCGTCTTGAAAAGTTTTCCAAAATCGGGTTTAATGTTGCGGTGGCGTTGCGCGATTTCGCGCCACAACAATTGTTCTACCTGACTCCATGTCGGCGCAGTGGTGATTACACGACATGGCCCCTTTAACATGTACTCTAGGACTGCGACGGCGGCGACTGCTGTTTTTCCTGAGCCGTGGCACGAGCGGACGACGGTGCGCTTATTGTCTCTGACGCTCTGGAGAACTTCCAACTGCTTCGACCATGGGTGAAAGTCTAGGAGGTTTTCGTAGATCCAGAGTGGGTCGGTGAGGATTTTGCTGCGTAGGTCGAACTGGTCTTGTGGTACGTCGTTGACGATCTTCTTGACTGTCTTGCCTTTGCGTCGCTTTGCTTGCGCGTCAACTTGACGAGTCATCTGTGTCCTGCTCGTCGCCCGGATCGCGGTTAGTGTCAAACGGCTCAATCATTATTTACTTCGACTGCTTCTGCTTCGACGAGTTTAGTCTCGCGCTTCGCAAGGTCCTTCTCCTGAATACGACCAAGCAAGTTCCAGTCGAACGCGCTCGCTTCGACCTTAATTGTGTTGGCGCGTTCTTTAGCGTAGCCGGATGGGAAGAGTCGCTCTAGGACGTGGGCGTGCATGCGCCAGTCCGCGTCGCCACGATCCATTACGTTACTAGCAAGGTTCGCTTGCAACGAGGCGCGACGCTTCTGGAACTCTACCGCGAACTCGTCTTCGCCCTCAAGGACGCGACGAGACAACGTATCTACCTTGATGCCGTGAGCCTGAGCGATAGTGAGCAGCGCAATAGGCTTGTTAGCCATCTCCAAGATCGACTGCTTATTGTCGTCAAAGAAATGCTTAGTCTCACTATCCGTCTTCTCAGGCAGGGTCAACTTTATCCTTCTTATCGTACTTAAGATTATACTGTGCATGCTTAGGAGAACGAACATGAGCAAACGCTTTCGACACTTCCTCAGCGTTATACATTGTAACTTCACCCGTCACAGTGTTCGTAACCTTCAAATCACCCGCACCAAAACGATTCCGACGAGGCTGAGTGTAACTAAACACATCCTCAAAGCCCCTCGGAGGATTCCCCCTAGTGTTCTTACCACGACGAATCGTACTCGCAGAATTAATCTGACGCAGTTCCTCGCTGTACTCACCGTAATGCTTCATCATCTTGCTCATCCTCCGACAATAACAACATATCACTCACCCAACCACCAGTATGTCAAAACTGTACATACAACTATGTAAGATCCTACACATACCACCATATTAGACGCGCATCAGTTACACTGTCACTACAACACGCCCCCGGACCGCTAAATCCGCTGCGTTACATCCTAACTCTGAGCCTATTCGTAGCAACTAGCGAGCCAAGCAGAACAATCCTGCCCCTCCACTAGACGAACAGACACCACCCACAAGGGTGATCCCCGGAAACGGCTAGGAATAGACTCATGCAGGGACATCAAGCATGTAAAACGGACGATGACTAGCCATAACGCTAGGGAGGGGGGGAGAATAATGCTACGAAGTACACGTTAAACGTGAACAACACGCAAAAAAAGACGATTAAAGATCATCTAACCACACCAAACCGCACAAAACCGCGAACTCAACACTACCAAAGTATCCACACACAGACACAAACCAAGCGCAGATAAACACACCACACATCTACACCACAATGCAAAAACCTCGTGCGATTAGACCAACTGGCCTGCTGCTAATTGACCAACAAATCAACAAACCCAGAAGAAAAACCATACCCACAAAAAAGAAAGCCTGCGTACGAGAGCGCCCTTTCTCTGCTGGGTGGGGTTGTCGCTCTTGCTAATCGGTCGGGCTGCGGATTAGCATGGAGTGTTCAGAGGAGAGCAGCACATTAACAACACCTCGGTCGCCCGCGAAGCCCCGGACACGCCCGCCGGGGGTGGGGTGGGGGTGGTTGTCTGGCGTGGGGTTAGTGTCGGGAGAGGTGCCGTGCTTCGCTGCTGCTGCGAATCGGTGAAGGGCAGGTAACGCTATTCGGTTTTGGGGTGCGCGTTAGGGGCCACGCTAGGCCCTTTAGAATCGTCACTAAGTCGGCACAATGTAGGGTAAATAGGGGTGATTGTGACACGCTTGCAACACTTTTGACTTATGTCTGACATTAGTTTCCATTATGTTGCGGGGGCCTTTGGGGGTGTCGATTGTGGGGCCTCTGCCGCGCGTTCTCCGGGCCTTGCGTTCGTGGCAGGGAAAGGGGTGCGGGTAGGGGCGAATTGGGCGCAGGGAGCGATATGCGAACACCTGTTCGATTTGTAAATTCTTTGTTTGTGTTGACTTTGTAACAACATAAGACCTAAATCTGTGTTTAGAGTGTGTCTACGTCCGATAGGGCGAACGTCCGGCGGTGTCGCAGTCAGTGGTATGGATCCCATGGCCGCACCGGGGAGACGGAAAAGATACGGAGGGCGACGAACCTCCGGCACTATAGTTTCCTTCCTTCCTTAGCAATGATCGACCACGCTAGGCGGTCAGACTATCGGCACTCAGACTGCCGACGGATACTGCCGCGCCTAGCCGATTCGCGCCACGATTCCGGTAGTGGCATTGCGCGAACCGGGTTCGACTCCCGGGCGAATCGTCCGCCATCCGGCGGCACTAAGGAAGGAAACACCATGAAAACCGTAAAGACAACGCGCCGCACGAACCTAGCGCCAATCATCAGCCACGGCCTACGGTTCACGAACGCAACGGGCAGCCTAAGCGGCCACGCGTCGACCCCTTGCGGGTTCGGCATGATCGACCCTGAAGGCCCAGACTATGCCCAACAGCGCGACTGCGGGGAAGTCATCGACTACACGGTCTATTCCTACAACACCCCTATCGCATGGCATACGCCTAGCGGTTGGCACGTTGTGGAACAGCGGTTCAGCGTGACAACCTCATGCCATCAAGGGCAGGTGCGCCGCGCCATCGCCGAACTTCAGAACTAACGCCGCTGGGCGGAGGGTCGAACCTTCGCCCAGCCATCCGCCAATCGGCGGCACTAAGGAAGGGAACACCATGAATAAGACAGCCCACGCCGCTAACATCGCGCGGCTACTGGTAATGCGCGACACGTTGCGCGACATGGCGGGAACGTACGAAGACGCCGGGGTCTACACACTGGCATACGAAATACAACCCGCATGGGAAGCCGTCGAAGTCGCACTATTCGAGGCGGAATCCGTCCGCAGTATTTGGGAACCGCTGGTCTAACGCCACTGGGCAGGGAGTCGAATCCCTGCCCGGTCATCCGGCACCCGCCGGTACTAAGGAAGGAAACACCATGAACGCAGTTACTCACCCCGCCGCAATCTTTGACGCGGACACCGCCGACATCGACGCGCTACGCGCGCAGGTAAAGGCAGTCACCGTCCACGCGGCAACGCAGGAAAGGCTAGTGGCAGAACTAGACAGCGATCTAGGCGTAGCCATTCGGCTAATCGGCACCTTGTCCGACGGGCAAGAGGATGACATCCGCGAGATGTGCAACGACGATCAGCGGCTCGCCCAGTTCGTCCGCGATCACAGCATCGTCAGCCTTGCATCCGACTACGAAGTGACGGTAAACATCCCCGTCAGCATCACGATGGTGGTCACGGCAGAAAGCGAATCCGATGCGGTAGACATGATCGGCGACGTACTTTCCAACGAGGTCAACATCACGGTCAGCGGTTCGTCCGATGACTCTTGGGACGCCTACGACTACGACGTCGTGAACGTCTGGGAGGCATAGGCACGAACGCACAACAGACCAACACCGCTAGGCAGCAGGGTCGAACCTCTGTCTAGCCATCCGGCACCCGCCGGTCTAAGGAAGGGAACACCATGAGCGAAACCGTAACCGCCACGATCATCATCGTCGGCAGCGGACTAGCCTTCGTCCCCGTAATCATCATCCTATGGGCGCGAATCTAGACACCCGTTAGAAATAACTCTAACGGAATCCTTACAACTACGACAACACCACCGCACCGAAAGGCGGTATCGTAAGTAAGGATAAACGGTAGCACCCGCTACCAGAATGGAAGGAACATCATGAGCGCAGGAATCCTAGACAACGACCACGCTTTCTACGGGGGGCGAGAACCGGCATGGCACCGGCTCGGCACCGTGATCGACGCGGACGTTGTAACCGCAAAGGAAGCGATGGACTTGGCCCGTCTCAACTGGACTGTTGAGCAGCACGAAGTCCACGCGCACATCCCGACCGGCATGGACACGCCAGACCTGACCACGATCATCCCCGGCAAGGTTGCCAACGTCCGCATGGACACGGGCGAGGCGCTGGGAATCGTCGGCGGCAGGTACCATGTAGTGCAGAACTCCGAAGCCTTTGACTTTTTCGACGAGATCATCGGCAAGGGCGACGCGCACTACCACACGGCAGGCAGCCTTTACAATGGGCGGAAGATTTGGGCGCTCGCCCGACTCAACCGCGACATCTGTATCGGCGGCGACACCGACGAGAAGATCGACCCGTTCGTCACACTTGTCAACGGACACGACGGCAACACCGCAGTCAGCGTGTACACAACGCCGATCCGCGTCGTCTGCCAGAACACGTTGCAGTGGAGCATGGAAGGCACGAAGAACATGTGGAAGGGACGGCACACGCCGAACATCACCGACAAAGCGCGCGACGCGCGTGACATGCTCGGGTTCAGCAACGCCTACTTCGACGAACTGCAAGCACTGGGCGACAGCCTGATCGTACAGAAGATCGACCGCGTATCGTTTCAGCGGATGCTAGACATGCTCGTGCCACTGCCCTCGCCGAAGGACGAGGAAAGCACACGCGGATTGACCATCGCAGAGAACACGCGCGAGGCTATCCACATGGCATGGGACGTGGACAACATCGCCAACGTGAAGTACACGAAATGGGGATTCGTCCAAGCAGTCGCAGAGTACGTTGACTGGGGCAAGAATCATCGCACCGACGAGAAGTTCCTAGACCAGAACGTACTAGGCGGAGCGACCGTACCAACGCTCAAGGATCGCAGCATCAAGGTGGCACTGACCGCCTAACCGGAACGGGGGACTGGGCAATACCGCTCAGTCCCCCACCAGAACGAAGGGATAACAATGGCTACTATCTACTGGTACAGCCTTGCCGATGGATCGTTCGGCACATGCAAGGCGTGTGAGTTCATCATCATAGACGTGGATAAACTCACACCCGAGCAGGCGCGACACATCTACGAGGCTGACGTGGACGGAGACGAGCAGGAACTAGCAGACGCGCTCGTTGGGATTCAGTACGAACAGACAGGACTAACCGCACGACGAGAACGGAGCAGAGCATGAGCAACACCGACGACATCAACACGATTCACTGTATCTTTCAGGAGTTGCAGAACGCCGGAGTGGAGATCCCTATTAGGGACTACGACTTCGTTTACGAGACACTAGAAGCAGCAAGAGAACCGCGCGAAGGGACATGGACAATAGTCAAGTGTGACCCCGACGAGCGCGGCGCCGACGCCATCATCCAATCGTACGGCGTATTCGCCAGCGAGGGCGAGGCTCTAGAGTTTCTCGCAGAAGTCCGAGACGACGACCCGGAAACAGGAAACGGGTGGACTACGCTGGAGGTACGGGCATGAGCATCTGGGATGTAGAAGTAATCTACCCGGAGACGTACGCACGAATGACAGCGGCAGAGCGGGTTCGCCACAAGCAGATGGACGTATCGTGGAAGCGAGCAGCAGCACGATCCCGAGACTACCGCGAGCAAGGCAACCTAGACAAGTCATACGAATGGGAAGACCGGGCAAGCGAAGGACGCGCCAACCTGTTCACCTACTGCAAGGACATAGATGGAAAGTACAAGTAAAAACATCGGGACCCTCTGGACAATCGAAGAAGCAGCACGAAACATGAAAGTAACCAAAGCCAAGATAGAGAAGGCTATCCGCATCAACACCCTACCCATCCGAACCTTCGGCAATCGCACCATGCTAGACCCACACGACGTGAAGGCATGGTACGATCAACGCTAGAAGGACGGTCGGGTGTCCGTTCTGAGGCAACAGGTGATCCCTTCCCCACCTCCGCCTCCCCCTCTCCGACGCTTAGGTATCGGAGAGGGGTTCTCAATCTTTACAAAACCCGAACATCTCTAACAACACACCACCCTCATCGGCGAGTATGATGGGGGTACACCACAGGAGGACAGCATGGCATTCGCACACCCGCGAACAAGCACCGCACACTTCGTCGTCACCACCGACGTGTACGCAGAGGTCGCGCACACTGACCAGTTGGCAGCAGACATCGAAGCACTAGAGAACATGATTAGCAAACACATCGACAGCATCTCCGCCACGCGGGGAACGCCCTTCACCGTCGGCGACATCAACTTCACCCTAAAGGAATACTAATGGATACCAATCACTACATCCGAGAACGAGAAGCCTACGACTACATGGAAGACCCATCGTACGTCGAAACGCAGATCATCGACCGCATGGAATACTGCGCCGACGAAATGCTCACCATCCAAACAGTAACTAAAACCATGATCCAACAGGCACTACTTCGCTGGGGCATTATGGTCGAACAGGGCAACATCGTGCTGGACATCCGCGTGACCGAAGCAGAGGAAGCGATCACTTGGATCGACCACGAGCGACAGCCGGTGAACTACAACGCCATCGCGCAACACGCGCGAGGTTCGGCGATGACATTCTCACACTCCAACCAGAACTGTACTGTCGGGATGCACATTCACTCGCCCGGTATGCAGATGACCATCAGGCCAAAACAGGAGAACTAAACAATGGCTACAACCATACACCTATCCGGCTATGAATACGAGTGGGCGGCACACGTCGGCATCCGCCGCATGATCGCCCGACAAGGAAGCAAGCCAGCCTCCCACTACGCCGACAACGCACGACTAGAAGATGAACTAAAAGCAACCATCGCCACCTGCTGCTGCGAACTAGCCGTGGCTAAGGTGACTAACCGATACTGGGGTGGTCACGTCTGGGACGCGCGCGACCACGACAAGCACAAGAAGATCGCAGACGTTGGCATCAACACCGAAGTACGCCGCGTCCGCGAAGAAGGCAAGCCGTTCGCTGTCCGCTCAGGCGACGTAGACATGGACCGGCTCATGGTCGCAGCATACGCAGAGGCACCCGACTATCGGACTGTCACCGTCTACGGCTACATGAGCGCAAACGACGCTTGGATTCTCGGCGAGCCATCCTCGTTCGACCCAGACCACACACGCTACACACCAGTAGACGTACTCCAACCACTCTAATGGAAGAACGTATCTACAAACTTGGCACACTCGTGTCAGTAGATAGAGTCAAGCCGCGCAACAAGTACAGCGGACGAGAACCGTACGGAAGTTTCTACGCACCAGAAGATAAGCCCTACTACAAGGAAGGGAACGCTTGGCACAGCATCGTAGACCACAAGCCATCACACGGATACGAACTACCCAACGGCATGTTCGTTCCACTGGACTACTGGGATCTACTCAGTCTGACAATGGTCAAGGAACTAGGTAAGAACAAGGGCATGGTGATCGACCCCACAGACACACGGTGGCGCAGATACCTACCACCACCACTCGTCTGGATACAAAACCCATCGGGCAATCGACCCGCATGGAACAGGGACACAATCGTCAGGCACTTGGAACGTAAAGAAGAAATCAAAAACCACCAACACAAGAAGGCACGAAATGATTGAGTACATCGACAGCCAAGACCTCCCCGACGCACTGCGCATCGCAGCCCTACGGGACCTGCACACCGAACTACGCACACCACCAGCCAGCCTCGTGGAACAGAAGCCCAAAGGTGGGACGATGCTGTCATTCGTGGGACACGCAGCAGTGACAGAGATGCTGCTACGCCACGACCCCCTCTGGTCTTGGACTCCCTACGCAGTCAGCCCTATGAGTGGCGAGCCACTGATGGACAGGGACAGCAACGGGCGACCCATCGGCATGTGGATCAAACTCACAATCTTCGACCACAGCCGCGTCGGGTATGGCAGCGTCGAAGTAAACGAGCGTAAGCAGGACGGCGATCTTATCAAGGAGATCATCGGTGATGGCATCCGCAACGCAGCGATGCGATTCGGCATTGCCCTCAACCTGTGGAGCAAGAGTGACCTTGAGTCCGCAGCCCAGCCCCCATCCGCAGCCGACCTCGTGATGGAGCAGGCAACGAAGTGGACCCCCCAACAACGAGATAAGATCAAACAGATTCTAAAAGCACACAACATCATTGACGACAATGCCACGACGTTTACCTCGTTCGCGGAGCAGGTCAGCAAGCACGAGTCCGTCGCCAAGGACGTAAAGGCTTGGGCGCTCGCCAAGGAAAAGACAGAAAAGAAAATCGTCAAAGACCTAGAGGAGATCGCAACCAATGAGTAACCTACCCAAGCAAGACGACGACGGCATGGCGTTCGTGTCGCACAGCCAGATGAATAAGTTTCGGATGTGTCCGAAGGCGTACGAGTTTCGCTACGTCGAAGGCATCCCGAGCATCATGCCGGGTAAGGTCATGCTGGGCAGCGCGTTCGACAAGGCAGCGAACGTTATGAACGAAGCGAAGATGGACAAGTCCGAGGACGATGCGCTAGACGTAGCCGTCGATGCCATGGAAAAGTACATGGATGATCCCGGAGAAGACTTCGACTACACCGACATCGCAGAAGATGATCGGGTAAAAGATAAGATGATCGAAGCAGCCAACGAGTACGCCGACGGGTATCTGCAAACAGCGAACCCGGTCGCAGTGCAACATGAAATCAACTATAAAATAAAAGATGACGTTACCCTGACCGGGTACATCGACCTAGTAGAACTGTGTTACAACAGCGACTCTCCACTGCCCGGACAACTGATGGTCACAGACATCAAGACAACACGCAAAAAGACGAGCGGCAAGTACACCTTTTCCAAGGCCGCCATCGACGACCAACTGAGCGTCTATGCCCTTGGACTGGACATGCAGGATCTCTCCCTTCCCGTAGCCGCGCGGGGATGGGTAGTCGCCGACGTGGGCAGGAAGACTCCGGGACGAATCGAAAGCGTCCATGTCGTAGACCACAATCAAGAAAGGACAGATAAGATAACAACTAATAACATACTTGCCACCGTCAGCCAGATGGAAGCAGCCTGCGAGACTGGCCTATTCCCACCATACGGACGACTCAGCACATGGCTATGCTCAGAGAAGTTCTGCGGGTACTACTCCCGTTGCGAGTACGGCCTAAGCGCACGAACAACAACGCCATTCGGGAACATCTAACATGCTCGGCGACGCATCCAGCGTCCTGCTCACAATCCTCGTCGGAGGATTCGTCATCCTTGTAGTAGGATATTTCGTGTTCGTCCTGCTCGCAGTGGCACTACAGACGCTATGGTATGCGTGTATGGCAATCCCGTCAGCACTCATCCAAGCCCACCATGAACGGAAGGAAAACAAATGAACAGTGTATTCATCATCGGGAACCTCACGCGCGACCCGGAACCCAACGGCGTAGCGATGAAGTTCAGCATCGCACACAACAAGAAGTGGAAGGACAAGACAGGAGCGGAACAGGAGAAGACCAACTACATCCGCTGCGTCGCGTTCGGCAAGACCGGCGAGATCGCATCCCAGTTCACCAAGGGAATGCGCGTCTGCGTCGAAGGAGAACTCTCCTACTCGCAGTGGGAGAAGAACGGACAGAAGCGCGACAGCATCGAAGTGATCGCCAACCGCGTCTACTCGTTCGGTTCGCGCTCCGAAGAAGGTAGTGGTTCAACTCCTGCACCAGTATCCGCACCAGTCGGAGACAGCGACATCCCGTTCTGAGATGCGCATCATCCTGTCCTGCGCAATCACTGTCGCCACCTTGGGGTTACTCCCGGTGGCGGCAGACGCGCTAACAAGACCAGCACCACGAGCAGCACAACAAGCCGACACGCCACCAGAGTACTGGATAAAAACTGCACTTGAGATCGGAAAGTGCGAGCAGCCCAGCGGACGCAAGGGCGCATGGGCAGGCATCGCTTGGAAGAACGAGAAGAACTATAGTTTTCTCGGCGGCATGGGAATGACTCTCCAGAACTGGGGAGACTTCAAGCGCAAGGGACAACCCGAACGGATGAGTGACGCCACCCCGATGGAACAAGTCTGGAGCGCGTGGCGTTTGTACAAGTGGGCAGAAGAAACATATCCCGGCTACGGATACACAGCGTGGGTGTGCAGCGAAATAATTGGGTTCCGTGGCTTCACGCGGAGCCACCAGTGGAAATAGACCTAGAACAAATCATTGGTCTGGTCGTAGTAATACTCATCGCAATAGCACTGGACAAAACAAAATGACAGACACCACGGAACAATGCGAATGCCCCCTCTGCCTGACAGAGAGACTGTTCCCCGAACACGAATCCCCACGCGACCGCAACCCAATGATCGTCGGCATCGACGTAAGCACAAAGTACATCGCGCTCGGCATCATCCCAGCGATGGGGAAACTAGACGACGTTTCATCCTTCGGCTTCATCATCGAATCAAAGAAGCAGCCACAACGATGCTACGAAGTGGCAGAGAAACTAGGCGCACTCCTAGGAGTCATCGACTGTAGCGTAGACATCACGTCCGTAGCAATCGAAAGCCCAGTAGGGTTCGGCGGCAAACTACTCCCCATCGTAGGAGCAGTAAGCGCAGTGACCGGAACCACGACAGAGTGGTACACGCCAAGCCAGTGGCACAGCGTACTCGCCAGAGAACTCACCATCCCAGCAGGCGACGCACCCCGGAAGGAACGCATCCACCTAGCCCTCTCAGACCACCTGCCAATCTCGCCAGAGTTCTGGGAATCAACGAACGAAGACTGCCGCGACGCGCTCGGTATCGCACTAGCGCACCGCATCGAAACTCTCGCAGCCATCGGCGACCTGACCGACGAAGACCGCGACTGGCTGGCATCGCATGGATGAGGCGTACCGCAACAAGATCGTCGGCGCACTAGCGGACGAAGCGATAGAGCGAGACAAGAAGAAGGGAATGATTATTGATAACCTTGCTGGCTTCCGCAAGTACAAGGTAACCCGCATCGAAGCCCACGCCAACGAAGACCCGAGTTGGCTGATCCAGCAGGGCGACCGCATGTTCGGCGCAACCCAAGCACCCCTAGGCTTCCGATCCTGCGCACGATGCAGCGCACCACTACAGCCACGCGCATCGTTTGAGTACAACGGAAAGGACTACTGCGACCTCGGCTGCGCAGAAGGCACAGCAGTAAACATCAGTTACGCGGAGTTCAAGGCTAACGTCAAAGCCAAGGGGTTTGTGACGGGCAGACGCCTAGAGATCATCGAAGGACAACTAGAACTAGGCGCAGAATTTATCGTCACTTACGAGGATGTTCTCCGCAACGAAGGCAAGAAGTACATCAAGGAAGTAGAGCCGGTGGAGGTTGAAGATGACACAGGATTCTAGGGTACGCATGATGGTAGCGGATGCGTTAGATGCAGCGAAGCATGACGCGCAGAAACAAATCCACTACGTCCTCATCAGGGAGAACCTGAACATAGAACTGATGGAACGTTACGACATCGGTTCAGAAGAACACGACCACGAGTGGCTCAACTGGGACGAAGAACTCTTCATGGAAAACTACAAAGAAGAAGTCTACGACATGATTCTCTACACAGCAATGAACATCGTGCGCACAGAGATGGCTCGCAAGTATGGAGGAAACTCGTCAACGTCTTACAACGAGGCTAGACTGTTGTCATGCGAAGAGAGCAAGACGGACATCGACGGCGTAGGATGAAGCCCCACTCTGACGGGAAGATCAGTACGCCGAACTGTGTCTGCGAAGACGACTGCGAGTTCCCATGCTGGCAGCGCGTAGGAGTTACTCCTCCGTGTGAGGCTTGCGGTTGCGATGTAAGCCTTGACTCTCCATACGACGACGCGGCGTAGTATCAACACCCTCGCCAATATCTAGGCGAATCATGCGCTGCGCATCACGAAGCAACTCGTCCGCAGCCCAAGGCTGATCGGCAACCATCCGTTCGCGCGCCCGGAGAATCAACTGATTCAACTTGCGCAAGTCTTTGGTGTCCACGCTACACGCGCGAAGACCAAGAACCCTGACCGCGCAGATACCCAGCAGCAACAGCCACAATCAGGGTAATGGCGGATGCAACATCCGTAGGCACGTCAACGCCAACCAGCCCGAGCGCCCACACCAGCACAATCGTAACGGCACCAGCAGCAGCGGCAGCAGAAATCTTAGGGTTAACGTTCATCAGATCATCACCTCGTAGTTGACATCAGGACTAATTGTAGCGGCACCCGGCACACCAGTAGGACGAGTCAGGGTAGGGATGATCTTAATAACAGGCGGACCACTCGTAGCCGCACCACGCTTGCGGAAACCCTTGGTCTCCTCCCAAGTATCGTGCGTCTCACCATAGTCACAGTTCGTCCAGCCCTGCTTGTACGTCCCAGTATGAGCAACGACGCGGAGCCACTCGCGGACACCAGCCCGCTCAATCTGTAGCGACTGTAGAACTTGTGCTACACGGTCATGCGAATGCCCACGAAGAATAACGTCAGCGTCAGTGTACGAAAGTTCCAGTTCCATCTGATTCAACTTCGCACCACTACGACGACCAGCCTGCCAACCATGCGCAGCGTCAATGACAGTTACCGCCTGAGCGCCCCCAGCCTTACTTGTCTCGCGCTCCCACTCCACCCGAACGAACCCGCCATAGCCTAGGTACTTCGACTGGATACCAAGCAGCGCACAAATCTCATTACCAATCTCACGATCAGTATGCTTGCGCACAGTACGCTCATGGTTGCCGGAAAGCCAAGCCCAAATCTTATCCTTCACCGGGTCAAACAGTTCGACATCATGATCGACCGTCTCACTGATAACGCCACCCTCATGGTGCATCGCTTCAATGTAGCGTTGACTCCACATGCCAGCAGCGAAGCGCGGGTCACGATGCGTGATGCAGTCACCCGAGTCGCCCATAAAAATGATACGAGCATTGGGGTCAGCGGCAATCTTGATAAGGTCACTCTTAAGAGAAGCCTCGTCTACATCGACAGCACCGAGGTGCGTGTCGCCAATCGGATATAGGTTGATGTGATTATCTTTAACAGAGAACTTTTCGGCTACACGAATAACGCGCATTGAACCCCCAAGGATTTGTTCTGTTTAATTACTATTTGATTACACGCACAAAAGCGATAACAGTAGACAGATTTCGGGATTGAACCTGAACCTCGCCACCATTAGAATAGTCCGATGCGGAAGTATTACCTTCGATGGTAGTAAAGTTACCATTAGCATCCACCGGAGTTAGCACAATACCGACGTGATTCGCCACGCCATCCTGCTTCCACGAGTAAAGAACAATGTCGCCCCTTACTGCGTCCCTAGAGGAAACAACAGACAAACCATTCTTCTGCTGTCGTGCGTCAGCAAGCATGAAGGGGCAGTACGCCCACCGCTCACCGCGCGCGAACGCCTTACTGCCAGCCTTCACGAAACAGTACGTCACGAACATCGCGCACCACGGACCGATGATTCCGTACCAGTCAGAGAAGAGAACCCGGTTCGATCCGGCGGGTGACTCCTTCACGCCGATGTACTCACGCGCCACGCTAATGACTGTCGCGGATAGTGGCTGCTTCCTTACGCGCCGCTTCGCGCGAATCTTCATAGCAATAGTCTGCTTCAAGGTACCGTTAAGGAAACGATCCAACTGTGTACCGTACGTCGGCTTGATGTTCGACTTTGCGTAGCCAAGTTTGTACTTAGCCTCCGAGCAGGCGCGCCCAGTGAACTCGCCAAACACGCCATCAATTGCACCAACCCAAACGCCATACTCGTTCAGCATCTTCTGTGCGTACGTCACATGTACCCCGTGCATTGGCGGGCTAGTGATCGCAAGTGTCCTATACATTTAACAGTCCCACTTTCTTAAACTTTTATTGATCCGACTCGTTCGTTCTCATTAGTCTACCTCGTCGAACCAGAGATCAGGCTGATCCTCAGACGTGTAACTAATCGTCAACTCGTCACCACACGCGACATCCCTCAGCGTGACAAAGCGGAACGCATTGAACGGGTAACAAAAGTTAGAGACACTATCGACATCACCAATCGACCACATCTCATAGAAACAATTATTGTCAGACGAATGATTGAACAACGAGCCGACACCCATCGCAAACGCGAGCCGCGTCTCGTCCCATGTGAAGACATACCCGGCAATGTCCGTCTCGTTAATAACATTCAAGTCGTCCTTCTTTAGCAATAAGACGGGAGCGATATGAACGACAGTACCTTTCGGCAAGCCAGTAGAAGCAAACACGCCAGCACCATGCTTCGTGGACTGGTTCACATACACCATGTCACCAGCAATCAAACGACGTTCGGAAAGCATTACACGTTCCCCATGATGGTAGTTATAATCGCAGTCGCCACACTACCACACGCAACAAGCAGAGCGGCACGAGCATAGAAGTGCTTTCTCTCCGACTCGCGCAACTCCTCTTTCGCATCCCACTCCGCATTGTCCATCTCCAGTTTGCGAAGGCGACCATTCAAATCAGCGCGATACATGTGTACCTCTTGGCGCAACTTCTCAACAGCGTCATACAATCGGTCAACGTCAGAGGTCGTCATTACCGCAACCC